CGAAAGATGGCGAGGACATTGATATTCGAGAAACAAAATGTCCTGAATATACATTCGGAAATATTACATCTGATGAATGGATGATCGCAGATGAAGAAAATTGCCCAGAGTTAGGTGGTGCAGCATATTTTGATTTTTCCAACGCTATTAAGTATTTAAAGAGAGGACTTAAGGTTGCACGAAAAGGATGGAATGGAAAGAAACAGTATATTCAGCTTGCAACATGTATTTCGTACACAGCAGCAGACGGAACAATTGTTAATTGTGATCACAATGACATTGGAAATAAAGCAATTGCGTTTATCGGCACGTCTGGTGTACAGATGGGATGGTTAGCGAGCCAAGCTGATATGTTAGCGGATGACTGGATGTT